ACCACTTCCCCCTAGCGAGAAAGAAAACTCGCTAGGATTTCGAGCGGACGGCAGACTGGACATACATCCATTCGCCGTGCTCGTGTGACCCATCCTTAACGGATATCAAGGTCCACGACGTGCGTCTACAACGCCCGCTCTAGACCTGGGACTTAGTCCCAGGCCCCTCCTTCAGACTCAGCCACTTTTACCAAGGCTGAGTCCACCGTAGCTTCATGTCGACGGCTACGGGGCGCCCTGCGAATTCCAGGTGATCGCTCGACTCGTAAGAGGCAAGCAAACACTTCAGGAGCAGCCCTTCTCCACTCGCATTACTGCGGGGGATCTTGGGTCGAACAACATATCCCTTAACTTCAGGGACATGAAGATCGAGGTTCCATCTCTCACCAACATTGTTGACAAGATAGGAGACCCTACCGAGAACAGACGCCGTTTTCGCGACAACCGGATAGTGGGGAAGAATACCACCGATTAGTCGGTCAAGGTACCCTGCCGTCTTCCACCAGCCCCTTTCATAGAGCTGGTTTCGGAGCGAAACAAGGCTAACAACATCTGCTGTACTATCGCTGAGGTGACGGGGGATCATTCGTCGAACGCGCACTGGTGTTACCCAGTGCCCATCGTAGAAATCTCCCCCGCAAGACTCCCTGAACTTTCCCGTCCAGAAACTCTTGTCAGCATTCGTCTTCCACCCTAGAAGGGTAAAGACCTTGATCACCTCATCGACACAGCCTACGGGGACAATAATGTCATCCCCGTAGACACGCACCGCACCATGGAACGACTTAATGTCGCCCGGGGTGAGGTGGGATGCTCGTCGCTGCGATGCCGTAGCACGTTCAATCCCTACAAAGACGGCGGCCAAGAAGGCCATCGCCTCCATCGGGAAGCACAGCGCCGATCCCATCGACGCAAACTTTCTGATCCGATGAATCGAACCATCTGGTAGCTCGACAGATCGCGACCGAGTGGCGTGAACGGCCTCCATAACCCATGGAAACCGAGCCAACACGGCGTTAACCTGTCGCACTGAAACCCGATCGGATGCTTCGCTCATGTCGAGCGTCGCAAGGTCACCATTACGGGACCCTTGACGGGCCAACTCCTGATTTGGGAGCTGGTCCGTAAAGCCAATCATCGGGCCAACCACCGGAGAGGTCTCCAGCAGAGGCACGAGCCTGCCAGCAATAGCTTGCTGCATATACTGCAGCGCGGCAGGCTCAGCCGCAATCACACGCGGCGATTTCAGTGTCTTAGGAACGAGGCACATCCGTGAGGGACGCTCCTGTTCCTCTGGTTGGAACTGGACACGGTCAAGCCGGGCACGATAGTTAAACTCGTGCCCCAGACTGGGTGTCGCATACTCCGCATAACGGAACACACGTTCCAGACGTTCCGGCCACTCAACCAAGTCGAACTTAGCGTTTCCGCGAAGTCGCTCGGCCACAGCACCGGGACCATGCTTCGGAGTGACATCTCCGTCCCAAATCGCCTTATCCAGGCGTGCGAGGGCGGATCCGAAGAGTAGGGTCGATACACGCGTCAGGTCCTGAAGGATCTCGGCGTGGGCAGTATCGTCCCAGTTACCAGTATCCTGATCGGCATCAACGTAGCCTCTGATGGCGCGAGCCGTCCGTGCATCCGTGCACGGCAGCTCGATCTTTGCGAACATTCCAGTTAACTGGCGTATCGCATCGATGGAATCCACCAGAAGAGGTGTTGAGTCGAGCAGCGCACCATGTTCGTCGAACACATTCCTAAGGAAACCCCCAAGAAAACGGGGGAGCCCACGACGATCGCTAGCAAAACCGGCGATCATCGTAGAGGAAACACTGCCGGCATCTAGGGCCCGTTCAAAGGCCTTGCCGAATGCAGGGAGGGTAATCGTCAGAAACGACATCCCCTCGTGTTCGACACGCTCCGCGACCGTTTTATAGTCGCGGAGGGCGCTTGTGTGACACGCACTCGCAAGTTCATATGCGAGTACACGCCAAAGGTTTAACAGGCTTTTCATCGTCTCCCTTAACTGGGTTGGCGAATCCTGCCTGACAAACCCCTATTCGAACTGCTGTTCGGTCAGATTTCTCCGCCGAGCAGCTGAGTGACCTTCGAGCCGGAAGAGGCAGTGAGGTACGCCGTAAAGGCGTCCACCAAAGCCTTCGCCTCCGTGTTCGAGTACCCCGCAGGGGGCACATCTACCACGAGATAGGCGCTCATCGACGCCATGAGGGACACGCCCGCGATCAGCGGGTCAGTGGCCACCTTGGACGTGTCGAGCCGGATCATGTGACGAGTCCGCTTCCCGTACTGATGGGAAACGGACAGCTTCGTCAGCTGGTCGTTCGAACGGAAACCGCCACTGTTGTCGCCACTGCTGGTCCGCGGAAGCGGAATGGCAACGGCGTTGATGGTGACGGACTGGGGGTCGGCAAATGCCATGTCAGGACTCCTATGGTGTGTTGACGGTCAAACCGCCGTGGTTGGAAAATCACGAATCTTCACTGGGAAAACCCAGCTGGACTCGCAACCAGCTATGCCCTGTTAATACCAAGGGCAGTGAGGATTGCAACCTGACGAGCCGAAAGCTCGCCAGGGGTAGCGAAACCGAAGAACGGACTAGCCGGAAACCGCTTCTTTACCTCTTGGAGATATCTCGTCGAGGCTGCGGTCGTGGTAGGTGATGAGTACGCATAGCGCATTGTTTCTTGGCGCCAATGGTACATCACATATCCGTACTTCAACACAAGACCGTCGTGGCCTATCTGGGACAAGTTTTGCATAACGTCCCCGTAGTTGCCAAACCAGTCGAGTGCCCAAGACCAGGGGGCTAAGTTCCACACAGCTGAGGGTGTAAGCCTGGTGCCAAGTAACTTATTGGCATCAGCTTCCCATCTGGCGGACTTGCCCAGGAATCCTGGCGGTGTCGGTATGGTATAGGTGAAACACCCATTAAACCATGTCCGACTCTGCCGCGTCTCCCAGGCTGCCCCTGACACAGTTCCTCCAAGAACGTTGTCTGCCCGAATCAAATTCGTGGTGGTACCACTCAGCGACCCGGTCGTTGACGATGGAGGAAACTGGTAACCTACCCTCGTGTTCTTGCCCGAACCCGCATGGAAATCCGAAAGGATCTTGTGCGAGTTCTTAACGGACTTCGCGAAGTTGC